GGTTGCGGGCATCTCCTTTTTATGGTCGGAGTGGGGGGACTTGAACCCCTGAAAAACGGCTTAAAAACCGTATGAATACAGGGTTTATTTTTTGCGTATTGAAATTCATATCGAAAATCATCTCTTTTGTTCTTGGTTTGTGCCTTGGGCGGCGGGAAGTTTCTCTGCGGTACGGTAGAATTTCGCCATCTTGTTTTCCGCTTTCAGACGGTCCCGCTGGGCAAGGTGCAGGTAAATGTTATGGACGGTAGAACTGTCCGACCATCCTCCCATGCTCATGACTTCGATTTCCGAAAGGCGCAGGTGATAGCCAAGGGATGCAAAGGAGTGGCGCAAGCAATGCTCCGTGATGCTGGGCAGCCCCACTTTTTCAGCGATAATGTGTATGTGCCGGTTAATGGTGCTGGGCATTTGTCGTACAATGTAGCCGCTCTCCCCTTGCAGCTCAAGCAACTCTCTAAGGCGCGGGATCATGATTGGAATTATTCTGGTGGACTGCTTTGTTTTGTTGCGCCTTTTGAAAACCTCTTTGTTGTGCTCGTCGCGTACCACAGCGCCGGAAATAAGAATGTTGCCGTTCTTGATGTCAAAACTCTCTGGGAAACGCAGCGCCTTAATTTCTGACATTCGCAAGCCGTGAAGCCCCAGCAGCATGGGGATCTCACAGGAATCACCTTTTGCCGCATCGCAAAACGCAATGATCTGTTGCGGGTCAAGAAACTGGCGCTCGCGCTTTTCCGGCACAGGGAACAGGACGCGGGGAACCGTCATTTCGTTTGCTTGCATAACGGTAGTCATAAGACCCCATGCGTTTTTTACAGACTTGTCGGAAAGACCGGAAAGTGCTGTGTTGATCTCCGCTTGCCAGTTGACTGGCGTGCTTATAGGCTTTTGCATAATGTCCTGAAAGCGATTTCGCTGAATGATTCGGTATCCTCGTATAGTTTCAGGGGAAAGAGACTCGGAACGGTCAGCAATATATTGATCTATGGCCTTAGACCATGTTAAGGCAGGCAGTTTCTTTCGCTTTTCTATGAATCCGGCGCGGAAAGCCCTCGCCTTCGCCTCGCACAGATCCTTTGTGGCCTCTGTGATCGGCTGCTTTTCCGCAGCGAGATATATATGCCAGCTGCCGGAAGGGAGCTGCTTCGCTTTAGGTATTTTGATCGCGCCGTCTGATTTCTTTTCCTTGAGCTGCTTTTTGCCGCACCAGTTGCAAAAGATGGAGTTATCCTCGATCTCTCTCTTGCAAAAACGACATTTCATTGCAAAATCCCACCTCCTTTCAGGGAAATTTCTTACAGATTGTTTTTTTCGTGCAATTTCGACACGGAATGTATGTAAAGATAGAGGAAGATATCACAAATTTGTACAGGGAGGGACAGACAATGCGCGAAAAAATCTATGCTGCCATCGACGCCATGCCGGACGAAAAGCTCACTTCTTTTCTTGAGTGGCTTGTATCTCAATCAATTTCGCAGCAACAAGAGGCATCGCCTCGTCCGGCAGCTCGTCCAAGATCCTCTTGATCGTCCCCCGCACCACGCTTTCATTTTCGAAGTGAAGTCTCTTTTGCAGTATCGCGCAGCACGAAGTATCCGACAATGCTGCACACGCCAATAGAAATAGACACAAGAAGGATAACAAGCCACGCAAACGCTGAAGGTCCGTCTTGGAGGATGAAGCCGGCACGGGGATTGCGGAAGTCGAAAAAAAGATAAACAATTAAGAACAGGGATAGGATCGCGGCAAAAATTGAAGAAAATACAGACCAGCGTTTGTAATGATCGCGCTGGCGGATAACGGCATCCAAGCGCTGGGTGCAAAGTCCATTGACCTGCTTCAGGCGCACCACGTCGCCGGAGCTGACGGCGTTATCCAACTCCAGCTCGTGTATGCGTTCCCGCATGGCGGAGGGGGCTGATGCAGGAGGCTGGATCTCAAACGTCTGATCGGCGGAGATGCCGACGGCTTTCATCACCGCGACAGCATCGTACAGCTTTGGATCGCGCTCGCCGGACTGCATTTTGCAGACGGCGGAATAGCTGATGCCGGACAGTTCGGCCAGTTCCTCGTTGGTGATGCCCTTGTCCATTCTGGCTTTATGGACAAGGGCAGGGAAGTCCTGAATATGCGGTGCAAGTTCCTGAATTTCTGACATGATTTTCCCCTTTCTATCGGTAACGGATACTATTTCATCCGCTGCGGATACTATTTCATTCGTAAAAGCCCATATTTGGGGGAGAATTACCCAAATTGGGGAGCGATTCCCCAAAATGAACGTAGACACCGGGGCACGCATAGAGTACGATTGAACCAAGCAAACGCCGAAAAACGACATACGAGGGGGGACAGAGAAATGAACGAACAGGAAGCAAGGAAATTGGTCTCCACCCTGACGATGGAGGAAAAGGTCAGGCTTTACGAGCTGCTATCAGCGCTGCGGCAAAGCCCTGCACCTGCGCCAGTTCAGTAGGCGTAAGAGAACACAGCAACTTAACAAGGGCGGAATCGAGTTCGCTTTCCAGTTGGGAAGCGGGCTCTTTTTCTGTTTCATCGCCGTAAAGTTCGGTCAGCAAATAGGAGACGTCAATCTCCAGAACGCGGGCAATAGCGCGAAGAGTGTCCATTGATGGTTTGGTCTTTCCTTTTTTGTAAAGAGCCATTGCCGATGGAGTGATGCCGGCAGTTTCATAGAACTCGGCTTTTGTCAGCCCCTTGGCTTTGCATAATTGCCAAATCTTGTAAACGAACAGTTCACCATTCACAAAAGTATACCTCCCAAATTGTGCATTGCTACAAACATTGAAAAATGAAGTAGATTGCTCTTGAAATTGAGCAAATATTGAGTTAATATAAAGACACGCAAAATAAATCGAGCATATATAGAGAAATGCTTCACCGAAATCAAGTATAATTTGCTGAGTTATTTGAACAGACAACCACATAATAAGGCGAATTTCAGGAAAAGTCAAGTATTTCTCAATTATTTTTGATGGGAGATGAGAGATTGAGTTATAAGGAGCAAAGAAAGAAAGCCGGATATTCGCAGAAAACGGTGGCAGATCTGCTGGGGATAAGCGTTTCAGCGGTGAGCCTTTATGAGACAGGCAAAGCTGATCCTTCGGTGGCAGTTCTGCACAAACTGTCTGCGCTGTACCGCTGTACGCTGGACGAGCTGATGAAGGGGGAGGGCAGAAAGAAATGAACGAGATTAGGAGGGTGCAGGTATGCCGAGAGTGACGTATTTGGACACAAAGAACCCCACGGAGGACAAGATCGTGACGCTGCTGTACGGCGCACTGGAACGGGAGGGCGTTCAGAAGCAGGAGCTGGCCGAGGCGCTGGGCATGAAGCCGCACACGCTGCTTCGCCGTAGGAAGTCACCGCTGGACTTCACGCTGGGAGAGCTGCAAAAGGCTTGCCGCAAACTGCACATTCCTATCGAAGACCTTCGCGCCGCCATAACGCTATGAGCTGGCGGTGTTTGATCTGCGGCGTGAGATTTGACGCGCCGGTGGCCTGCGTGACAAAAGAGAATCTGGACGGGGAAAACGGCTGGGAAACGCGCAGAGAATATCTTTGCCCCGTGTGCGGAGAGGATTACATGGAGGAGACCGAGAATGAGCAGAACGCGGAATGAGCACCGCCGGGACAGGAAATGGAATATCCTGTTGGCCGTAAGCAGCTTCGCGGCGCTGGGTTTTCTTGGCGGCATCGAAACAGGCGGCTCGTTGTGGCTGCTGGTAGGAGAGGGAATATCCCTTTGCGGTGTGTGGGTGAGCTGCACCGTGCTGGGGCTGTATAAGTAAACAAAAATTATATTTGGAGGAGTACACGACTATGAAAGAGATCAAAGTGAAACTGACATTCACCGAGCCGGTGCTGGGAACCTGCCCCGGTGACCCCGACATCTACCGCACGTTCGTGGCAAGTAATTCCCCGGATGCTGCTACGATGGAGGACGAGGTGGCCGCCATCGGCGTGGATGGTGTGGTGGAGAAGGGTAAGACCGTCTTTCCGAAGCTGGATGACGGAGCACCGTTCTTCTACGACTATCAGATCAAGGGCTTTTTCAAGGACACCTGCGGTGGCCTGCGGAAGGTTAAGGAAACTAAGTCCAGCAGCATCAAGGCGTTTAAGAAAGAAATCGACAAACTGATTTTTGTGGAACCTCGTACTATTCCGATCCTGTTTGACGGAGAGATGGGCGAGTGCTGCCGCCCGCTGCGGGCGCAGACGATGCAGGGTGAGAGAGTAAGTTTGGCACTGTCAGAGCAGATCCCCGCAGGTGCAACGTGCGAGTTTACCATCATTCCTCTGAGTGACGACCATGAGAAAGCCATGCGGGAGTGGCTGGACTACGGGCGGTTCTCCGGTATCGGCCAGTGGCGCAACAGCGGCAAGGGCAGATTTCGCTGGGAGGAGATTGTGTAGTAACGCAACGGTATAGCCTATCTTTGCGCCGAGAAGTAAAGGAAAAGCGGAGGACAGCATAGCAACGGTGTAGCGAGGATACGCATCGGTAGGCGCCGCAACGGACCAGTAATGGATAGCTTATCTATGACACGCATTGCAATGGATTGGCGTCGCACTGGACAGCAGAGACACGCGGAGGAAAAGCGGAGAGCAACTATGCATAGCAACGGCATTGGAGTGAACAGCGTTGTATTGCCTTGCGATGGGATAGCACGGAATAGATTTGCGTATAGGCGCACGGGACAGGAGAGGATATGGTAGGAATAACGACAGAGCAGGTGGCGGCGATCAATGCGGCGCTGGAGAAGAACTACCGCGTTGAGCTGATACCGCTGAAGGACGGTGTGAAGATCGTCAAGGTCAGCAGAGCAGAGATCAAAGCCAAATAATGTACCCCTCCTAAGTCGCTTGGAGGGAAGGGCGGAGCGTCGTCGAGTGGTTCGGAAATTCCGAACTGTTTGGCGGCGCTCTTTTTGTTTGCAGGAAGGAGATGGAGGAAACGGAGCGACTGCACTTTGAGACCAGGGAGGAATGGCTGGAAGGACGGATGCAGGGCATCGGCGCCAGTGAAGCTGCCGCGGTGGTGGGGATGTCCCCGTGGATGTCGAAACTGGAACTGTGGCGGCTGAAAGTTGGCGCAGAGAAAGCAAGGGACCTGAGCGGCAGCGCGGCGGTGAGCCGAGGTGTGCGGATGGAACCGGCATTGCGCAGCCTGTACGCCGCCATGCACCCCAACTGCACGGTGGATTACTTCCCATATGACATTCTGTATCAGGCGGAGCGGCCTTACATATTCGCCACACTGGACGGCGAGATCACCGACGAGCACGGGCGGAAAGGTGTTTTGGAGATAAAAACCAGCTCACCCAATGGCAAGGCAGGGTGGGCGAAGTGGGATGGGCAGATTCCCAGCAACTATTTTTGCCAGATACTCCACCAAATGCTGGCGACTGGGTACGAGTTCGTAGACCTGATGGCAAGTCTGGAGAACATGGACGGCGACCTGAGCATACGCACCTATCACTTCGAGGGGGCGGAGCAGGTGGCGAATATGGCATGGCTGCTGGAGCAGGAGACGGGCTTCTACCAGAACAATGTGCTTACAGGGGTTCCCCCTGCGGCAATATTACGACTTTGAAAAACGAAAGGAGACAGACATGGCATTTCGAGTGACCGTGCTGGACATGGACAGCGGCGAGGAACGCGTATTCGTGCGGAACGCCTGCGGCGTGATCTGCGCAGTGGTGATGCCCAAGGAGGGAGAGGAGGACAAGTACGACGGGACCGCCACCGCCTATGTGGCGGAGAACGTGCCTATTGGCACGGCGGGGCTGCTGGTTCGCCTGGCGGAAAGCTCGGTGAAGCATATCACCGACGCGGATGGACGTATCCGCCAGAAGATGGACGAGGATGACGCGGCATGGGCCGCGGCGCAGGCGGTGAAGGAACCTGCTGATAAGAAGAAGCCTGCTTCCCGCAAGAGCGGCAAGCGCGTGTCCAAGAAGGAGGACAAATGATGAAACTGAAAATGACGATGACTAACGCAGAGACCGGCGAGGTGCTGTGTGAGCAGGATAACCTGGATTTCGCCATGATGGCTTATGGGCGTAAAAAGGATGACGGCTTGGAGTTTCAAGCTACAACGAGAGGCGAGAACCTGAGCATTGTCATGCTTGCGCAGTGCCTTGACGGCGTAGACCGCGCCGTCAAGAAGAACTGCACCGATGACGCGGCTGTGGGAATGGCCTATACACTCGTCAAGATGGGGGTTATGGGAGACTCCCTTGTAGATGTGGAGGGCGAGACCGAAGAGATGTCCAGCAGTATCAAGGCGCACTGCGGTGCGGAGGAGGTGCAGGCATGATCGTCAAGGCGATGTACTACAAGCCGCAGATGAACGGCTATGGCGGAAGATCCTACACGTTCCGCACTGACCTCCCTTTGAAAGCAGGAGACAAGGTTCTGGCACCTGGCGGCGAGGGAGACCCGAAGAAGGCCATCATTACCGAAGTGGACCTGCCGGAGAGCGTCATTGACGTTAGGTGGGCGGACAGGGTGAAGTACATTACCCAGTACGACGCGGAGGTGACAGCATGAGCGCGGCGGAATTTCGTATCACCACAGACCTGGCCCCCCTGCGGCAGTTCCAGATCGAAGCCAATTTCGACGAGACGAAAGCGTGGCTGACGGAGAACCTGGAACCCCTGCGGACGATGGCCGTGACAGCAGAGAGCATGTCACAGGCCAAGCAGTATCGCGCGGCGGTACGCAAAGTCAGCGCCCGCATCGACGAGAGCCGCAAGATGGCAAAGGCGGCGGCACTGGAGGCATACAGCAGCTTCGAGTCCAAGTGCAAGGAGCTGACCGCTCTGTGCGAGGAAACCGCCAACGCGCTGGACGTGCAGATCAAAGCGATGGAGGAGGCGGTGAAGCAGGAGAAAAAGAACCGACTGGACGCATACTTCGCCCAGGTGGTGGGCGACATGGCGGAGTGGCTGACTTTTGACGACTGCTTCAACCCCAAGTGGCTGAACGCCACCTACGCCGAGGGCACGGCACAGGCAGACATCTGCGCGGTCATTGATAAGTGCCGCGCAGACCTGAGTGCCATCCGGGCGCTGCACAGCGATTTTGAGACCACACTGCTGGAGGAG